CCCTATCCCCAGTATCTGGACGCACGTAATAATCTTCAGAAGAGCTCAAGGAGCTTACCAGGCATATGAACCCGGTAATCCTTTAACTGCTGAATCTTTAAATAACCGTTTTAATTTATTAACTCTTGTTACTAATGATTTAGAATATTACCAAAAATTAACTATTCCACGCTACCGCGCTGCAGCTATCATCGATCACGGCGCAAGTGCTAATCCACTAGATGGGATGAAAATCCAGGATTTAGAATTACCGTACTTAGGCGCTGGCGCTACAGTGGGCGATATATACGGATGGGGAAAAAGAATTACCAATACTCCTGCTGCCGGTGATGGATACTTTGAGCCAGTTAAATTAGAGTCAACTAACGACCCTGACTTACCAAATTTTATCGCCAAATTAGGAAAACAATGCGTGCCTGCCCCGGATTTACCCGGCTCATCTCTCGTTGGAATTTGTGCTCCTGCCCCCGTATCTGGGGGTCCTGGCATGACCTTACATGAATACATTAATGTTGGTTTAGTTAGCGCAGTTAACGCAGCTTCATCTGGAGCTCAAGCCGTTGGAGCTTTTTTCGGAGGCGCTCCGTCTACTGTTCAATCAGCTTTAACATCTCTAAAAACTGATATAGACACAAACACATCAGCAATCGCTACCAATCAGACAAATATCATAGCAAATGCTGATGCTATAGCCACGAATGCCGTCGATATCGCCAATAATACTACAGCTATTACCGCTAACACCAACGCTTTAGATAACGGAGTTCCTTTGCGAAGTTATTTTGATACACTATTAGTACCTATTCCTGGAAATGTTTTTTTTGATTATACAGCTCTTCCTGCCCCGTTTAATTTAGGAGCTAATATTTTTAAGATAGTTTTTAGTACTGAAGATATAGACGCTCAAATTACTTTTTATTATGACTTTACAGTTAGCTCAAATGCTATCTTAAACGGCACAGGAACTCAGCAGTTTCTAATATCAGGTTTGACTATGGGTAATAATCAGTTTCAAATTACCGGCCAAGGAGCCCCAACTGGGGTTAATAATATAAGCATCGTCCTTTTTGCTCGACCATGAAGAAAAAATTATACATAATGACCGCAGGGCTAATGGTGCTATGCGGATTAGAACTCGCGGGAATAAAAACTCAATACATCGATGAGATTCAAAGCTATCTCAAAGTAGTAATCGCAACTTTTCTGGCTTCTGACAGCACAACTGATATACTCTCCGTAGTTAAAGAATTTTTAGGAAGTAATGTTAACCGTAAAAAACCTACCGATTGATTTTGAACCCAGGCCATATCAAGCGCGTCTTTTTCATGAGTTTTTTAAACCTAACCCCATAAAAAGAGCTATGATAATCTGGTCCAGGAGAATGGGCAAAGATAAATCTTGCTGGGGAATTTTAATCCAAAAAGCATTTCAACGCAAAGGAAACTACTTTGTTATATTCCCGACAGCGCGTCAAGGACGCAAAGCTATCTGGCTCGGAATTGGAGGCGACGGAGTCTCGTTCTTGGACCATATTCCCGAAAATCTAATCGATAAAGTTAATAATACGGAAATGCGGATTCATCTAATTAACAAGTCAGTAATCCAAATCATAGGGGCCGCTAACTATAATTACGCAATGGGCACGAATCCTGTGGGGCTAGTTTATTCAGAATATGCATTACAAACCCCGCTTTGCTACACTTATTTATATCCAGTTGTAGTTGAGAATGGAGGCTGGCTTATTATAAACTCAACTCCGCGGGGTCATAATCACTGTTATCGCCTTTTTAATCAAGTTCTAAAAAATCCAGATTGGTACGTTAGCTACGAAACCGTAGCCAGTGCTGTAAATTCGGAGGGAAATCACATTATATCACCTAAGGAAATCGAAGAAGCCCGAAATTCCGGGATGTCAGACGAACTCGTCTCTCAAGAATTTTTTTGTAATTGGGAAAGTGCTATTGAGAACGCTTATTTCGCTAAATATTTAGCTCATTCTCGTGATAATAAACGCATAAAGTTATTTCCGATTCCCGATAAGCCTATTTATACGTTTTGGGATATAGGTGTTAGCGATCTTACTACCATTTGGCTTTGTGCTTTTTCAGAAGAACACATTTATTTAATTAATTATTACCAAAACTCGCGCAGAGGTTTAGAATTTTATATAAACTGGCTAAAAAATTACCAGAATCAACACAATTTAATTCTAGGCCAACATTTTGCTCCTCACGACATGGCTGTTCAAAGCTTCTCAACTGGTGAAAGGCGCGTTGACCGTGCGCGCTCTCTCGGAATTAACTTTAAAATCGTACCAAAACCTAAAGTCAAAATGGATTCTATTGAAATTTCACGTGGTATATTTCCATTATATATTTTTCACGAGCGAAACACGCAAGCTGGTATCGATGCTCTTATGCATTATCACGCGCGTACTAAGCCCGATGGGGGCGAAGTTGGCCCTGAACATGATTGGTCTAGTCATGCCGCTGATTCTTTTTTACTTATCGGCCAGGCTTTCTCGCAAGGAATGCTCCCCATACGTCGATTACAAGGACAAAAAGTCACCATCAATCGGGGGATTGAGGATTCCATTTCTCAATTTTATTCTTAATTTCCTCTATTTCCTCTTTTTTTTGAATTCTTTTTAATTCTTCTTTATGCCAAGTACCCCACTGTACATCAAATAATTCAAAATCTACTGCTGATTCATTTTTTTCCATTATTTGAATCTCGTTTGTAGTTTTTTGTATACTGGCAATGCTTTATCCCACACTTCTTTAGGTATATCTTGACCTAAAGCGCGCCAAACACTTTTTAATTCAGCTAACGATTCGCATTCATATAAGTCATCAATTACTTTATCAGCTACCCCTGTATTTTGCACTATTTCGGGCTTTCTAACCATCGCCGGCGTCGGATTGGGACGACTAAAAGTAACGGATTTACCCTCATCGAAGTGCTCAACATCTTCTCCTTTGCCCGCGGGTATTAAAAAGTTTTTAGTTAGTGCATTCTTCACGGCATATGCAGCTGCTTTCCCTGGGGCTGTGTCATTTATCATTGAAATTATCGATGTAGAACGCACCGAGCTATGATCGGCCGGATTATCTACATTAACAAACGATAAATTATAATCAAAAATCATAGTTTTATCTATAATCTGCCATTTCTCTACATGACATCTGAATGCTATCCCCGCGTGCACAAAAGCGGGTCGAAAGGATTTAACTACATCTTCGATGCTCACATAATCATAATTTTGATGCTTATTTTTCCCTTTTTTCTCAATACTCGATAAAAACTCCATGACTTTTAGCTTTCTTTGCTCTAAATTAATACAGTTTGAGGATACGCCCGCGTTTACTGTCTTTCCACGTGGCAATGATTCTTCCGTCATGACTAATTCCCTTATGTTTTCCGATATATTCCGTTATAATTCCGTCTAACTTTTCTTTTTGATTAAATAAGCTCTTTAATTTGAGACGAATAGCTTTATTTTTGAGAGTTACTTTTAAAATCCTCTCATTTGATGCCCTCATTTCATCACTATCTTGCTTCGGATGCAATTGCATCGAGTCTTTCTGACTCTGAGCCGGCGGAGCTACCCTCTTCTGTACATTATTTAACCAAAAGTCCTTCATTTTTTTACGCATCTGAACACTTAGCATATAATCTCTCTCAAAATAATAATATCTAAAGTCGTCTATGCCTCCTAACAGGACAGCTAAATAACAAAACGTTCGGTTAGTAATAGTCATATACCACTGACATTGATACCAGTATTGGATTGGTATGTCAGTTTTATCACACATTCCTTGAGTTTGATTTCCCCAAGTTTTGTTAAATACAGCATTACTTCCAGCAGTTTTAGCTTCAAAAACCCCTTTTGTTCCGTCTTTTTTGTCTATCAGTCCGTCAACATGAGCTAATAAGTAGCTAAATTTAGCATGTCTAATTACCGGGATATCTCTTTGGACTTTAATACCCGTTCGGTCTTCAAACACATCGATTACAGTGTTTTCTAAGCGATTTCCCATCTCTAATATGTGTATTTTTTTTGGATCAGGGTTAGTGGACT